AGTACAAATTGCAATTAATGCCTCTATAGCTTGCTTAAATATCTTTGAGTCTGGATCAATATTAGAATTAACTAATACATTCTCAAAACGTCTCATTATCTCTGTTCTAGTCATTATATCCACCTTAGAAAGTGAATACAGTGCATTGTCCATCTGGAGTACAGCAGATTTTAGTATATTTACCTGTATTAAAATCAAATACAGTTTGACATCCTGTACCCAGTGGGTTAGCCTGACTAATTCCACCTGTTACAATAGCAAACAGTACGATCAATGCTTTAAGTGTCTTTTTCATGGTTTTCCTACTCCTATAAAATGCCCAGCAAGGGCACAGAATCGCTCTATAACGCATTTTCTAGCGTTACCTTATACCTACCCCTTAATGCTCACCCATTCGTTGCTCATAGCGCATTTCTGCCATACATTCCCGTTTATACTCCTCAACCTCTGCAATATCTAAATCTATAGCAGAATAAGCCAATTCGATAATATCTGAACCCACTAAAGGCTCAATATTGGTTGAATCTTTATCAAGCGTTAATCCTACCAGCTCAGGATCATCAAACCGATGGCTATATTCTGCCCATAATTTAATACCGTGAGCCATAAAAGATACAAAAGCCATAATTAAAACCCTCTAATAATATAGACAATAACACATAGACAAACAGCACCACAAATCCAGAATAATGCCTCTTTGCCTGTAATTAATGGCTCAGGCTCATAGAAGTCCCTAGAATGTAGCATTTTCCCTGTGGCTTCGTAATAGCTGCGACTAAAACGAAGTGATTGATTAGAATCATTCATTGTGATGCTTCTCCGCATTTATATAAAGCTTTGAAATAATCTGCTAATTGCTTCTCTGCAATGCTTTGTTCCTGCAATGTCACCCGCTTTTGCAAGCTTTGCGCCATATCAATGGGTTTATCATCGAATCCGACAAATATAATCTTTGGTGTATTAGAAAGCATTTTTAACCTCTACAGTTAACTGATTCAATTCCCTTGCAATATCATCGCCTGAAATATCTTTAATCCATCCGCTGCCGTGCCATTGATAGCCAGCACGAATAAATTCTAACCAATTCTCGCCCCATGATAATTCAAAGTGTTTGTGTCCATTTTCAAGGCATACGCCAATTGTGCGCATAATGTACGCTTTAGACGGCTTACGCTGGCCTTTTAGTGCTATTTGTAACATAATTAAACCCTTTCGCTATAATCTTCGGCCATACGCTTTTCAGCGTGAGCTAGTACTGAATCGCTAACAAAATCTGCTATATCTAGCCTTTCCATATCTGTACCGCTATAAATGGCATTTATATAGAATTCGCCGTCTATTTCACTATAATCTAGCCAAAGATTAGGTGCGCCATAATAGGTGTAAAGTTTAATATTCATTTTAAAACCCCTTTAATTAAGCCAAAGACAGGCGAATCACTTTCTGCATTTTCTTGCCATGTGCAATATATGCCACTACGTCTACAGCCTTATTCCAGCAAGCGCGACAGCCATTACACTTTCCCTCTGATTCGTACGCACGACAAGCCACTGCAGTGCCAGCCATTTCAACCGATGCGACAATGGTAGACGTATACGCGCCAGCCACTAAACCGCCGTTGATAGAATCACTGCTAAAGCGCACCACTACATTATCTAGACTATTCATAGCATCCAGAACGGATTTAAACTTTTCAAACTTATGCATCCGTGTTGGCATCCAGTGTTTACACCATGGCGTAAGTGTCATAATCTGCAGGATTTTCTCTGCTAGTCTAATGTCATAGCAGTCGCCACTATCGAACCAGCGAAAGTATCGGCTAGAATCCAATGCTTGAACCATATCCTGCACCCATTCTGCACGTTTCCAGTCTTCCCGATTAAACAATCTAGGAGCTTTAACGTTAGGATAATTGTAATTCCCTGTAGTTGCGTAACATCCTGCACAAGCTGGCACTAACGTGCCATCTGGATTTTTCGATGCAGGGCAAGTATCAACCGCCTGTAGCGACCAGCTTAGAATTCCGTCTAGTTTGCTAGTTTTACTTAGTTTTACCATTTTGTATATTCCCGAATAAAGGTGTAGGTGTATTAAGTTTTTCGTATGCTGCTATATCTTCAGGCCATTGCAAAGCCCGTTCCAGTGCGTGATACTCTGCAGCTGTTAGCGGTATGGTTTTATCCGTCATACTGTGCAGAGTGCCCATGTGACAAGGCAAACCCATGTAATACTTACTACAAGCCATTCGAACTTAGACATAATCATTGCCCCATCATGTTATCAATTTGACGCAGTAGCGAATCAGCTGCATCTATCTTTGGTTGGATACGCCATTGCAGGCGGTAATCTTGCTGTAGTGTAGCCTGTAGCATTGCAAGGCGATCAAGCAATGCATCGGCAATTGTAGCCAGTTCTGCTGGTGTAAAATCTTCCATGATTAAGCCCATTCACATTCAGTTTGGTTGGAAAGGTTATTGATATACTCTGTGCCAGCTTCACGCAGACAGCGCAGAATACCAGACTTAACAGCGCATGACATAACCTCTGTGCCGTTATCGTTGTACAGCCTCCAGCCATCGTTACCTTGCTTAACCAGTTGGAAACGATGCCAGCCGTCAGCCTGTACAGATACTATATAGGTGCTTTCGATCTGGTGCTTGTCTTTGGTGCTTACTGTTAGTGCCATGGTGTAACCCCTTTGTGTTGTTTTGTTGCTATAACTGAATTGTACGCCAAAGCAAGCCCATGTCAACAAATATATTTTAATCGATAACTGAATCCTGATAGTTTGTTGCTATTATGCAACACTATATAGTTATCCACAGTCTGAGACAACATATAACTTTGTATAATGCTCAGCAAGGGCATTTTAAGAGCCATAGAGCCATTTAAACTTAGACTAATAGCAGAGTATAGACATTGACTGTATAACTATGTGGATAACTACTGTATAACTTTGTCATAAATGTGGATAACTTTAGCACTTATACACTTAGACATAATCATTAACTGTTTGATTACATTATATATTATTATATTATATCAGTATTGATACTGTATTGTTTCACGTGGAACATGATCTGGATAGTGTCAATCAGGTATCATTATAGGGTGCAACATTATATCTTTTTTATAACTATGCTACCAATAGTCTATCATGTTATATTCTATAAAGTTATATAATGTATCAACATAGTATATCACTACATATAGTGTCTGACAGTACAGTTACACACTACATATAGTGTTCTGTAATGAGAATCAATATCATTTCAACATTGACAGGGGTCGGGGATGATCAGTGATGTTAAATATTGCTGAACCCTATATAGCTCACAAAGAGAGAAAATGACAATTAAGCACTATATTGGTGCATTAATGAAATCAATAACTTAGATTTAAAAAAGCACTGCGGAGACTAGACTGATATTTAATCGCTGGAGTCCCGCTGAAGATACAATATTGTCCTGTGATGTATTGACAATTCTATAAAAATATGCTATACTATACGTATTACATACAATATTGATTCACAGGTGGGCTCTGTGATGACTGGGCAGTACTAAGAACCTATATTGCCTACTGAGTCCCGCTAGAGGAACAAAGAATAACAATTAATGTATACAATTAATAAACATTAAATGTTACTTCTTAGTAAATACATTAATATATAAACTATTAAGAAAACACACTTAATAGAAACTATATTGTAGACAGTTAGTATCACTTATTGATCCTAATGATCTATGTCTTATAAGTAGGTTCGTTTATTATTTGTCTTCCTATAAGGGCAAAAGACTATGAGTAGTGTCAAAGAACAAGCATTAGCGCATAAAGCATTTAAAGAAGAGAAAATGGCTGAAGTGCGTAAACAAAGAGAGAAGTCTTTAATTCCACGTAGAACTGGAAGACCTACTCTAGAAGAAGACAGAGAAGAACTGAAGCAAGCTATTGCACCTGTTAATCACAAGAAACAAGCACTAAAGCTATTTGATCAAGTAATATCTGCTAATGCAGAGAAGGTCTTTAAGAAACTGTTACAGAAAGCTTCTGATGATGGAGATAAGGATCAGATGGCTGCTCTTAAACTAATTGCTGATCGTCTAGCCCCTATGACTTCATTTGCTGAAGGTGGAGCAGGTGGTAGCGGTGCTGGTAAAGTAGTTATTAATATCAGTGGTCTTAACCCACAAGCTACTGTAGAAGGTAGAGTCATTGACGCAGAGGATGCTGAATTCAATGGCTGAGTTAAACTGGACACTACTTCCTTGGCAGATTGAGGTATGGCAAGACCCTGCACGATTCAAGGTCATTGCTGCTGGTAGACGATGTGGTAAGTCTAACTTTGCTATTAAACGTACTCTAGCAGCTGCGTTAAACGCTCCTAAAGGCTCTGCAGTACTTTACCTAGCCCCTACCCTTGCTCAAGCAAGACAGATTGCTTGGGATGCTCTTCTGGATCAAGCTGGTGATCTAGTCAAAGCCAGTAACATTAATCAGGGCGATATTACTCTCACTAACGGTATTAAGATTCATATTCGTTCTGGTGAAAACCCTGATGCGCTTCGTGGTCTGAAACTAGCATTCGCTGTTATTGACGAATCGGCTTTCATCAAGGAAGAGGTCTGGAGTAAGATCATACGTCCCGCATTAGCCGACTTAAAAGGCGAGGCTATTTTTATCTCGACACCAGATGGTCGAAATTGGTTCTACGATCTTTTCCAATTAGGACAAGGTGGCGATTCAGAATGGAGAAGTTGGCATCTTACTACGTATGATAACCCAACTATTGATCCATCTGAAATTGAAGCTGCTAAAAGAACACTCAGTTCATGGGCATTCAAGGTAGAGTTTGAATCTAGCTTTGATACTTCTGGTAGTGGTATATTTAAAGAAGAATGGTTGAAGTATGGTGAGGAACCCACAGACGGAAGTTACTATATTGCTTTTGACTTGGCTGGGTTTGCTGACGTTGCTTCTGCTAACACCGCAGCTAAGCGAAGGCTTGATAGAACTGCTATCGCCGTGGTTAAAGTTACAAATGATGGCAAATGGTTCGTAAAGAAGATTGAAGCTGGTAGATGGAATATTGAAGAGACTGCTAATCGTCTCCTGAAGAATGTAAGAGAGTACCAACCTATTGGTGTTGGTGCTGAACGTGGTGCATTAAAGAATGCAGTACTACCTTATCTTCAGGAACTGATGCGTAAGCAGAATGTATTCTTCTCTGTACAAGACCTTACTCACGGTAATAAAAAGAAGACTGATCGAATCACTTGGGCATTACAAGGTAGATTTGAGCATGGAAACATTATACTCAATCAGGACGAAGATTGGGAAGATTTAAAAGAAGAGATTCTACTCTTTGGTGCTAAAGACATTCACGATGACTTAATTGATGCTCTGTCTTACATTGACCAGATGGCTATCAGTATGTTTAGCGAAGATGTAGAAATTGATAATTGGGAACCTTTTGACGCAGTGAGTGGATACTGATGGAAGAAGATACCTTTGATTTTAATGATCCTTTTGACGATACAACTAAGGAATAACGATGGTAGATTTTGAGAAGATGATTACTGAAGAGCAGGACAACGGCAAAGAGCTAGTTGAATGGATTACTGCTCGATGTGATGATTGGCGTTCATATCGTGATACTAATTACATGAATGATTGGGATCAGTATGAGCGTTTCTGGCGTGGTCAGTACTCTGCTGAAGATCGTAATCGTGACTCTGAGCGTAGTCGTATCATGTCCCCCATGACTCTGCAAGCTGTTGATGCTTATACTTCAGAAATAGATGAGGCAGTTTTTGGTAGCGGTAACTTCTTTGACATCGAAGATAATTGGGATGACCAAGATAAGACCGATGTTGAAGTAATGAAGAATAATCTTACTTATGAATTCAAGAAAAACAAGATTCGTTACGTTATGCAAGAAGTTGAGCTCTTGGCTGCTGTATATGGCACTGGTATTGTTGAGCTCACAGTAAAAGAAAAAGAAGTATCTGCTCCAGCTACTAAGCCTATTCCCGGCACTAACATGGCTGCTGTCGGTACAGAATATCAAACTAAGTTTGTTGTAGAACCTAAGTCTGTATCTCCACGTAACTTCCTGATTGATCCTAATGCTGATGATGTAAACACTGCTCTTGGATGCGCCATTGAGAAGTTTGTGTCTATCCATACGATTACTGAAGGTATCGAAAAAGGTATTTACAATCCAGTTAAGATTAGTACTGCTGCTTCTGACTCTGAACTAGAACCATTCACTGAATCTACTGACTATCAGAAAGACAAAGTAAAAGTACTGAAGTACTATGGTCTAGTACCTAAAGAGTATCTGAAACGTGCCAATGGCGATAAAAACGCTGAAGAAGAAGGCGAGTATGTTGATCTGTTTGAAGATACCCCTGCAGATGACTTCAGTGATCTGGTGGAAGCAATTATCGTTATTGCTAATGACAACCAGCTACTGAAAGCAGAAGAAAACCCATACATGATGAAGGATCGCCCTGTTGAGGCTTTCCGCTGTGATATCGTTCCCGGTAGATTCTGGGGTGTTGGTATCGTAGAAAAAGGTAGCAATATGCAACGTGCTATTGATGGTCAGCTTCGTGCTCACCTTGATAACCTTGCTTTGACTACTGCTCCTATGATGGCTATTGACGCTACTAGAATGCCTAGAGGTGCTCAGTACAATATTCGTCCGGGTAAGACTATTCTGACTAATGGTAATCCTAACGAAGTTATGATGCCAATGAAGTTTGGTCAGACTGACGCAGCTAATGCTGCCCAAGCCCGTGAATTTGAGCGTATGTTCCTACAAGCTACAGGTACTATGGATACGTCTCAGTTCTCTGGCGGTATGCCTGATGGTGCTAAGACTGGGGCTGTGTCTATGATGCTAGGCACTATCCTGAAAAAGCATAAGCGTACCATTACTACGTTCCAAGAAACATTCCTTATTCCTCTGATTAACAAGATTGCATATCGTTATATGCAGTTTGATCCAGAACAGTACCCAGCTAAAGATTTTACTTTTGCTCCTACAGGTACTTTGGGCATAGTAGCTAGAGAAATTGAGCAACAACAGCTAGTACAGCTACTACAAACTATGAAAGAAGGCTCTCCGGGCTATAAAGTAGTATTGAAGGGTATTATTGCTAACTCCAATTTGTCTAATAAAGAACAAATGGTAGCAGAAATTGATAAAGAAGCACAACCTTCTCCAGAAGCACAACAGATGCAACAGATGCAACAACAGCTTGCTATGCAGGATGCACAGCTGAAGATGGCTAAAACTGATGCAGAAGTCAAGAAACTACAAGCAGAAGCACAACAAACTGCTGTAGAAACTCAAATGATGCCTCAAGAACTGCAATTGAAGGCTGTTCAGGCTGCTTCTACCAATCTAAATCCTCAAACTACCGATGATTTCACTAAGAGAGCTAAAATTGCGGAGCTAATGCTCAAAGAAAAGGATATTAATTCTAATGAAAAGATTGCAACTCTTCAAATGATGAATAAAAGAGCTTGACATATTGACAAAACTATGATTATCTGATATAATAATCGTATATTAAACAATTAAATAAGGTTCTCCATGACGGATAAAGAACTTCAGCAATATTATGAAGAAAGTTTTGATACTTTCTCTTCTAGAGGGTGGAAATACTTCATTGAAGATATGGAAACCCTGTTAGAAGCTTTAAATGACTTTGATTCTGTAGAAGATGTTGAAACTCTTTACTTCCGTAAAGGACAACTCGATATCATCAAGCTAATTAAGAACAGAATGAGTGATTTTGAAAACGCTTGGACTGAATTAAATCAGTAATGGCAAAAAGAATATTTGAATTTGTATGTGTAGGTGAAGAACCTCATTTGTTTGAGAAGTTCACCGATGAAGATAATAGAACTGTTGTATGCCCACACTGTGGGGAACTAAGCAACAGAATAGTTTCTACACCTCGTATTGCTCTTGATGGTTGTTCTGGGGATTTTCCCGGTGAAACCATGAAATGGGAGCGTAAGAGGGCAGAAAAGCTTTCTCAAGAGAGAAAGAAAAACTCCTAATCCTTCGCCAAAGGACAACTAGGGTATAAAGCAACTCCTCGGCTAATTGCCGGAAAGGATCAATATGGCTATCATTGACGAACTGAATGAGAATGATTCTCAATCTCAAGAAGAGTTTAGCAACATTACTGAAACAGACAAAGCACAGCAAGTTGAAGCTGTAGCCCCTGAAGAAGTTAAAGACGAAGTACCTGAGAAGTATAAAGGTAAATCAGTTGCTGAAATCGCTAAGATGCACGAAGAAGCTGAAAAGCTTATCGGCAGACAAGCTAATGAGGTTGGTGAGCTACGTAAGCTTACAGACGAGATTCTCAAACAACAACTCGCAAACTCAAAGCCAAAACAAGAAGAACAAGCACCTGAAGTAGACTTTTGGAGTGATCCAGATACCTACCTAAACAAGAAACTGGAAACACATCCAGATATTCTTGCAGCAAAAGAAGCACAACGTCAAATGGAAAGACAAAAGGCTTCTGAAATCTTAAACAAAAAGCATCCTGATGTTCTGGAAGTAGTAAAATCACAAGACTTCCAAGATTGGGTTTCTGCATCAAAAGTAAGAACACAACTTTATGTTGCTGCAGATACACAATATGACTATGAAGCAGCAGATGAGCTTCTAACTACTTTTAAAGCCTTGAATGGCAAGAAAGCAGAAGAAGGTCAGCAACAAGCTAAAGAATTGACTGCTTCTCGTAATAAACAACTAAAGGCTGCAACAGTTGATGCTGGTGGTGGTAACGAAGTATCACGTAAAGTTTATAGAAGGGCTGATCTAATCCGTCTTCGGATGCAAGACCCCGCTAGATACGAGGCTCTTGCTGATGAAATCATGTTGGCCTATCAAGAAGGCCGAGTGAAATAAAAAGCCTAACTTAAAGGAGATTTAAATGGCTAATACTCTGTCCGGCGCTAATGCCGTTACCGTAAGCGTTGCAAATAACTTCATCCCTGAGATTTGGAGTGATGAAATTGTTGCAGCATATAAGAAGAATCTGGTTGCTGCTAACCTGATCAAGAAGATGAACTTCCGTGGTAAGAAGGGTGACACTGTTCACATTCCTTCGCCAGCCCGTGGTGCTGCTTCGGCTAAGGTTGCTGCTAATGCTGTTACGCTACAAGCTTCGACCAACACCGATATCGCTGTTCTGATCAATCAACACTACGAATATTCGAAGCTGATTGAAGATATCGCTGAAGTTCAAGCCCTGACTTCGATGCGTCAGTTCTACACGGACGATGCTGGTTATGCTCTGGCTAAGCAAGTTGATAGCTCGGTTATCCAACTGGGTCGTGGTGTTAATGGTGGTGATGGTACGGCTGACTACACTGGCGCTTATTCGGGTGCTGATGGTACGACTGCTTACACTGGTACTGCTGGCGCTCTGACTGATGCTGCTATCCGCCGTTCGATTCAGCGTCTTGATGATGCTGACGTTCCTATGGATGGTCGCTTCCTGATCGTTCCACCATCGTCGCGTAACACGCTGATGGGTCTGGCTCGTTACACCGAACAAGCTTTTGTTGGTGAAACTGGCATGGGCAACACCATCCGCAACGGTGAAATCGGTAATCTGTACGGTATCCCTGTATTCGTTTCGTCGAATGCTGATACTGCTACCGATGGCGATCGCATCTGTCTGCTGGGTCATAAGGATTTTGCTGTTCTGGTTGAACAACAAGGTATCCGTGCTCAGACTCAGTACAAGCAAGAGTTCCTTGGTACGCTGTTCACTTCGGACACCATCTACGGTGTTAAAGAACTGCGTGACGGCTCTGCTGTTGCTCTGGCTGTTCCAGCCTAAGTAGTAAACTGGAGTGGACTCTTCGGAGTCCCTCCTTTTATTGATGCATTCGATTGAGTGTATCCATCAAAGGAGACTAGAATGGGCGTGAAGTTTAAATGTCGTCTTACTGGTAATGTATTTGAGTTCCAGCATGAATGGGATGTGGATGAAATGCGTAAGCATCCTCAATATGATGAAGTTAAGGAGATACCTGATGGGCTGCAAGTCAAAAAAACCACCAAAGAAAAAGTAATTAAAAAGGAAGCTAAGTAATGGCAATTTATCGTGGTCCAGGTGGTGCAGGGGATGCCACTAATGACGCTAGTAGTCAGGCTATTCTAGCTGCAGAATCTGCTGCTCAGGCCGCTGCTAGTGCAACCGCTGCTGCCAATAGTGCTACTTCAGCTTCCACCAGTGCTTCTTCTGCCTCTACTAGTGCCACTAATGCTGCTACATCAGCTACTAATGCTGCTTCTAGTGCTTCAAGTGCTTCTACTTCAGCCTCTTCTGCCTCTACAGCAGCTACTAATGCTCAAACAGCTGAGACTAATGCAGAGACAGCTCAAACAGCAGCAGAACTAGCAGAAACAAACGCTGAAACAGCTGCTACTAATGCAGCCTCTAGCGCCTCTAGTGCATCCACTAGTGCCACTAATGCAGCATCCAGTGCTTCATCTGCATCCACTAGTGCAACAAGTGCAGCTTCAAGTGCATCAGCAGCTTCTACAAGCGCTACCAATGCTGCTTCTAGTGCCACTGCTGCAGCTTCATCAGCCTCTAGTGCTTCAACTAGTGCAACTAATGCTTCTAATAGTGCTACTGCAGCTGCTTCATCAGCCACTTCTGCAGCCACTAGTGCTTCTACAGCCACAACCCAAGCCTCTAATGCCGCTACCAGTGCTACTGCAGCGGCTACAAGTGCTTCTAATGCAGCAACAAGCGCAACTAACGCTGCTGCTTCAGCTTCTACAGCTACTACACAAGCTACTAATGCAGCTAATAGCGCCAGTGCAGCTGCTACATCGGCTACTAATGCTTCTAACTCAGCAACTGCTGCAGCCAACTCTGCTACTAGCGCAGCTGCTTCTGCTACTGCGGCAGCTGTTAGTGCATCTGACGCTGCAGACAGTGCAACAGAGGCATACAATGTGTTGTCTACTTCGCTTCTGAAAGCTAATAACCTTTCTGATTTAACTTCTGTATCTACTGCCCAAGCTAATCTACAGGTTGATCCTGCAGGAACTGCTGTGGCTCTTGCAATTGCTCTGGGATAAAACATGGCTAATACTTTTACTTCTTATGTTAATAAAGATGTAGGTACATCAGCAGCTACTATTGTTACTGGCTCTGGTCAAACTACTGTTATTGGTATGACTGTAGCTAATACTACGACTAGTCCTATCACTGTTGATGTATATGTAACTCGTTCTGCAACTAACTACTACATCATTAAGGGTGCTACTGTACCTGTTGGTGGTGCTTTAGTTCCTATTGGTGGTGATCAAAAGCTAGTTCTAGTTGCTGGTGACGTGCTTAAAGCAGTATCTAGTGCAGTTGCTTCTGCTGATGTTATTACCTCTATGCTGGTGATTAGCTAATGTCTTATATCGGCAATACTTTAGAAAACCAGAACTACGTTCCGGCTGTTGACTTCCTCAACGGTGACGGTTCTACCGTTACGTTTACCCTATCGCGTCCAGTGGCCTCGGTTGCTCAGGTTCAGGCGGTTATCAGCAACGTACCGCAGAACCCCGGCTCGGCCTTCACGGTATCTGGTTCAACCATTACGTTCACATCGGCCCCTCCGAGCGGTACTGGCAACATTTACGTTTACTACACCAGCCCAAATACGCAGGTAGTTCAGCCGGGTCAGGGTACGGTTGGTGCTACGCAGATTGATGGTAGCTATGCGCTGTGGAACAAAAGCGGTTCGGACGTTAACTACACGGCTGGCAATGTAGGAATCGGGACAAGTTCGCCTACGCAAAAACTAGACGTTTATGTTCCTAGTGGCGGCGCGTATGCAGCCGTACGAAGCGCTGCCTCCGGTGTTAATGTTGGCGTTCTTTTGTCACAAGGCAATAATACATTTTACAACATTGTTAATGCCGCCGGATGGCAGGTGTACGACGGTGTTAACGGCGCTACACGTTTGCGTATCGACTCCTCTGGTCGAGTCACGACACCATACCAACCAGCTTTTTTTGCGTACAAAGACAACTTTTCTTACAGCCCAACAATTTGGCAAGCCATCTCTAGTTATGACGGGCAGTCAGGCTCTAGCAACAGAAACAGCAATTTTAGCACTTCGACTGGCCGATTTACATGTCCAGTTGATGGTGTATACCATTTTGATTGCATTGCTCGTTCTATTGACGGAGCATCCAACAATCAAATTTCTGGCGTTCAGTTGTGGGTTAATGGATCTGCGTACTACGGAAACGACCAATGGGCGTCAAGCGGTGCATCATACGGCGGTACGATTCGAGCAACTTGCGCTGCCTCTTTTACAATTGCCCTATCTGCAAATGACTATGTCCAATTTGGGATAACCGGTTCAATTTATCACGCTTATTTCTCAGGCGCACTTTTAGGCTAAAAGGACAATAACATGCAATATCAAATCACCCTTACCGCAGCCGAAGACGCTGCCCTTTCGTTTGTCGCTTTCTCACAAGACGACTGGATTCAGAACGCCGTTCACGAGCGTTGCCGTGTAGCCATCGAAGAGATCGTAGGTACCGCTGTTCAGCAGTGCTTGGCGAACAACGTGCAGATTCCCGGCACCAAGGACGACATCGTTGCTCTAGCTTTTGAAAAAGGCTGGGTCAAGACCGCCGCACAACGCCAAGCTGAGGCAGACGCAGCACGCGCACAACAGGAAGCTCAAGGAGCCGCATAATGGCTATCAGCACTATTGGCACAGACGCTCTGGCTTCCAGCTCCGTCACATCCGCTAAGCTCGCCTCTGGCGCTCCGTCTCGTGCGCAGCTACCGGCTGGTACGGTGTTGCAGGTTCAGTATTCGGTTTATTCTACGGATTTAAGCGTCACAAGTTCTAGCTATACAGACGTTGTTACCGTATCTATAACGCCGACGTATTCAAATTCCACCATTGTTTTACTTGCGACTTTGCGCGCACAAAATCCAAACACGCCATCTTGGTGGGCCGCACGCCTTTACAATAAAACAGCAGGATCTAATGTAGCCCCAGCGTCTGACGGGAGCTATTTTGTTTATAACGGCTCCGGTAACACTATTATCATAACGCCATTAAACTATGTAACAACTTCTGGCTCAACGACAGCAAGAACTTACGCTTTGCAGGTTGCGTCGCATGATGGGCAAGGAACGGCGGTTAACCCAAACGGCTACCCATCGAGCTTAATCGTAATGGAGATTGCACCGTGACTGTAAAAATTTCTGATGCGCTTCTAGCACTTCGTCCCGGCGCTGAGTGGGTTCTGCGTGGTAATGAGTATTCCGGCATTGAATGGATAGATACCGTTCAGACCAAGCCGACTGAAGAAGAAGTTAATGCTGAAGTAGCTAGACTAGAAGCTAAATATATTGCTAACGAATACCAGAGACTGCGTGCTGCCGAGTATCCTTCCTTTGCAGATCAGTTTGATACGCTTTATCACGGTGGCTTAGACGCATGGAAAGCCACTATTGATGTAGTAAAACAAAAATATCCAAAGCCGGAGTAATCAATGAGCTATATCGGCAATCAGGTAACTACTACAGCTTTTCTCACTGATCAGTTCAGTGGTAATGGCTCTACTGTTGCCTTTACTATGTCTGCTGCACCTGCAACAACTAGTTCTATTATTGTTGCTGTAACTGGTGTATTGCAAGACCCTAGCACTTATGCTGTAAGTGGTACCACTCTTACATTCAGTGCTGCTCCTCCTACTGGTACAGGTAATATATCTGTACGTTATCTTGGCATTCCTGCTAGTGGTGTTGCCACTACTGCATACAGAACTGTAACTGAATTCACTGCTACTGCAGGACAGACTACATTCAATGTACCTAGCTATACTGTAGGTTATATCAATGTATATCGTAACGGTGTAAGACTAGGTGCTGCTGACTTTACAGCCACTACTGGTACTACTGTAGTTCTAGCTTCTGCTGCTACTTTAGGTGATCTTGTAACTATTGAGAGCTTCTACGTAAGTTCTGTCCTGAACGCTATCCCAGCTACCGCTGGCGCTGTGAACTCGACGTATATTACGGATGCTGCTGTGACGCAGGCTAAACTGGGCGCTGGCGTAGCTGGTAATGGCCCAGCATTTCGTGCACACAACAACGCAACGCAGACATTAACAGCAAGCACTTGGACAAAAGTCCAACTTCAAGTGGAAGATTTTGATACGGCAAGCTGTTTTGACTCGACGACCAATTATAGATTTACGCCAAATGTAGCAGGATATTATCAAGTAAACGCTGTTGTTTCGCACAATTTTGATGGTTCCAATGCAACTGTTATACGAACCGGTATCTATAAAAACGGAAGCCTTTATATATTTACGCAAAACAGTGTTAACTCTAGCGCTGGCCCATTTGGCTCGTTGTGCGTATCGGATTTAATATACCTAAACGGATCTACTGATTATATTGAAGCATACGCTTACAACCAAAATGGATCACCTAAAATCGACGGCGGAGCAACAGGAACAGTGTTTTCCGCCTCTTTGGCGAGGGCTGCATAATGACTTTATACGACAAAATCATCGCTCTCTATCCTGACCTCACCGATCAGGACTTTATGACTGTTATTCGCTTACAAAACGACTCCGATGGTCGCGGCGACTACATCGCTGAGTGGAACCACCCCGTTTACCCAAAGCCCACAGAAGAACAACTGGAGGCAGTTAAATGACACATTCAATTGCTCCGCAATTTAATTGTATAGTTAATTTCCGGAGGAAATCAACGTGACAGCAGCAGTTACAGTAGCACAATCCGGCTCTCCTAGTGTATCGCTGGGGTTTAAGAACCGGATTATCAACGGCGGCATGACTATCGACCAGCGTAATGCTGGGGCGAGTGTTACTCCAGCTTCGTTTTCGTATACATTGGATCGCTGGGAGGCCGTTCAGACATCTGCCTCTAAATTCTCTGTACAACAAAATGCTGGTTCTGTAACGCCACCCAATGGGTTCACCAAGTATCTTGGTGTTACTTCGCTATCTGCTTACTCGGTCGGCGCTGGTGATACATTTAATATACTTCAAAGCATCGAAGGTTATAACTGCGCCGATCTAGCATGGGGTACATCAGCCGCAAAATCGGTGACTTTATCGTTTCAAGTGTATTCAAGCTTAACCGGAACATTTGGCGCCGCTATTAAAGACGGAAGCAGCACATATTCGTATCCATTTACCTATACGATTTCAAGCGCAAATACGTGGACTCAGGTCAGCGTAACAATTCCAGCGCCAACTGCTGGACAGTTCGCATACACATCAACAACAAACGGTGTTGGAATTCAAGTTTGTTTTGGTCTTGGTGGCGGATCTACGTATAGCGGTACGGCGGGGTCTTGGAATAGCTCAAACTCATACACAGCAACAGGAGCAACCTCTGTAGTCGGCACCAACGGCGCCACTTGGTACATCACAGGCGTACAGCTAGAGAAAGGCACCGCAGCCACGCAGTTTGAGTTCCGCGATTACGGCCGTGAGCTGATTATGTGTCAGCGGTATTATGAAAAGATGACGTTTGCTGCTGGGGATTCTGTTTCTACTGCTATCGCTAACGGTTCATCAGGCAACACCCAAATTATTGGTGTTTTTAACCTGCAAGTTAAGAAGCGTGCTTCAGCAACTTCTGGATCGTCTGCCGGTGGCACTTTTAAGTTTGGATGGCTCGGCAACGCAGTTACGGCTAATTCGATTTTGGTTAATGGTGGAACCACAACAACAGGAACATTGGCAATCGGTCTTCCTAGTGGCGCCGGGCAAATAGCCGGATACATTGCAGCTGAGACTAGCGCTGCGTACGTTGATTTTTCTGCGGAGCTGTAAATGGAAACATACAAGTTAAACCAGTTTCTACCCAATGTCGTTCAGCGTTTGTCTGATGCTGTGTTCATCCCATTCGACCCAGCAAACACCGACTACCAAAACTTTAAGACACAAATAAATCAAGATCAAGCACAGCTTGAGGACTCCGAAGGGGTCTTGATGTCGCCCGAAGAAGCAAAAGCATTTGTGAAGGAACTACCATAATGGCACTCACACAAGTAGACCAAGGGCTGCTAAACAGCTACGCCCAGTACACCGGCTTCAAGAACCGCATCATCAATGGTGCGATGGGTATTTGGCAGCGCGGCACTAGCTGGAGTTCGCCATCGTACCTGACGTATACAGCTGACAGATGGTTTGTTGGCGGTAACGGGATATCGTCTGTAGCGCAATCTTCAGACGTTCCTACTGGGTTTAAGTATTCCTTAACAACTACAGGAACAACAAACCAAGCGCTAGGACAAAGAATCGAATCAGTGAATTGCACAGACCTTGTTGGTCAAAATGTGACAATTTCGTTTTGGTTAAAACAGACTACCGGCGCTGGGTCAACGGCTGCCAATGTTCAATTGTATTATCCAACGGCAACGGATAATTACACAGGCATTATACAAATTGGAAGTTCGGTGTACTTTGATACAACGTCTTCATGGGCGCGGTATTCCGTAACATTTACAAACTTACCATCTGGCGCGGCAAACGGGCTTGAATTCTTTATTGTCTCAAGCAGCGCAAGTTCAACTACATTCCTAGTAACCGGAGCCCAACTGGAAAAAGGCTCGACAGCCACATCGTTTGACTACCGCCCGTATGGTACTGAACTGGCGTTGTGTCAGCGGTATTATGAGAAATCGTATGATATAAATGTAGTGGCTGGCACTGCCACGTACACGGGAGCGCTACAGGGCGGGACTGGGTCAAATAACGCAGGGTCTACAACATACGCGTTTGAGTGCTATTTTGTTCCGTTTCAAGTTCAGAAGCGAGCCGCTCCTACCGTTACTGGTTACGATCCGCAGGCCGGTACTTCAGGAAGCTGGCAGCGGTTTTATACCGGCGTTTCACCGGCGGGTGCGTCAACGGTTTCTTTTGATACGATTGGGTATAAAGGATTTCGCGCTGTAGTTGCGGCAAACGGTAACGCAGCCAACTGCGTACTTGGGCAATATACAGCTTCATCGGAGCTTTGATATGTATAAGTTAATTACGTTTTATGGCCTGACAAATAGTGTTATTCGTTTGTCTGACAACGCTTCGATTCCATTTGACCCAGCCAACACCGACTACCAGAAGTTCAAGTCAGACGTACTCGCTGGTGCTGAATTGCAGGATGCCGATGGCAATGTGATGACGCAGGAAGAAGCTGATACCTTTATCAATGAGTTGCCGTGATGCATCAAGATATTAATCCTACAGATGTATCTCTGCTTTCAGCAAGATTGCAGACA